CTCCTTTTGGAGGGAGACAAGAAGCTCCGCGCCGGACTGCTCCAACTGGACGTAGGAGCCAGATGAGAAGCTGCCGGAAATGAGACGCTGGCCGCGCATGGTTTGCAGAAGGACTTTCGTCTGGACAGCATCGAGGCCGGAAAGCGAGATGGTCTGATTCATCAGGTCAACAAATTGCATACGCCCGCCGACACCGGAGAGCAGGGCCAGCGGGATATAACGGGAATCTGTTACATGCTCTAACATGCGATCGCCTCCATTTGACTGTATTTTACCATGCGGGCGGGAGGTGTCAAGAAGGAATAAAACGAGTGAGGTGAGAACCACTGCCTGCAAAATTGAGTTACCCGGGGGCGGCGAGATGACGCGAACGCTCGCCTGCGAACGCGCCACCTCTGCCAGTTTGTGCGCACCGGACAAAGGATGCCGTTTTCTGCGTTTTTTACGTGGTGCGACCACAACGGCAACCAGCCGAGGCGACGGCTGCTTTATCCGGCTCTCTCACTTACGGAGCGACCCGGCCGCCATGGCGCTATGGCTTGGCGGCGACTGTGAGAGGCTTACCGCGCACACAGATCGAGGGAGGCATTATGGAAGAAAAGATGCTCTCCATAAGGCAACACCCCCTTTCCGTGTAAAGGGTCCCGAGCTGCCCGGGTGATTCAATTTTACAGGCAGAGGCAGAAACCGTCAAGAAGAAATAAAAAGAGTTCTCACCTACGATGAGAACTGGCGATTTGTCCTATTGGCAAATCGAATGGGCATTGAAGTGAGGTGAGGGATATGTCGGAAGAACAGAAAAAGAAAGTCGAGGGTGTGCTGCACGAGATGAAGCACATGAACGCGCAGCAGATCGAGGTCATGATCGCCTATATGCAGGGCGTGGCCGCGGCGGCAAAGCTGATGGGCGCGGGAAAGGAGGCATAAGGCTTGGGATCTTTGGATTATTCGGCGTGGATGAGTGAGATATTCCCGAAGCTACGGGGTTACGATCAGGCGCTGATCGCGAAACTGGCAGACCGGATCGTGGAAATCCACGAGAAGGAAAATAGCGAATGGAGCAAGACTGTTAGAAAATTGACGCCGGAACAAAAAGAGAAGGCGCTGATCTTCATGCAGGGCATGGTGGCTGTGGCGGCTGGACAGAAGAAGGAGCAGTAATCGCTCCGGCGGAATAGAATACACGGAAAGGGAGGGACGCAGGATGCGGAAAAAACAGGTGATCCGAACGGAAAGCTATGTGACGAAAAACGGGCAGTTGGTTCGCTTTGACGATTTGACGCTCGAGGAAAAGCGGATCGCGGCGACGGAGCTGAAGCTGCGGTATCTGCGGGCGATGTTCCCGGGCGTGGAGTTCTATGTGAAGAAAGAGAGGGACGCTGATGCACTACACGCTGCGGGTGAATGAGCAACAATTTGGCGACCTGATTGCCGCGATCATCTGTGCGGAGGCTGCGGAGGCCGAGGCCATTGAGCTGTTCCACGACAAGAAAGAGCTGCGGGAGCGGGCAGCGGAGAGCATGACGCGGCTTGGGAAGCTGCGGTATTACTTACAAAAGGAAAAGGAGCGGGATGAAGTATGATCTCGAAAAAAGAACACGACGCCGCGCTGCGGCGGGTTTTGCGGCGGCTGGCAATCTTCATGGGCGGCGCGTTTTTGATG